CAAACATCAATGCCGTCCAGATTAATGAGGTTCCAGACTTTACTGGGCTAATGAGTAAATTAAAAGAAAGAGGTGAAATCTAATGGCATACGGAGTAAAGAAAATATCAGTCCTTGACTTGCGCCCGTCTACTGGAATCGGTGTCAAGATTCCTTTTAATGCTGAAAACGTATTTTCTACCGTATACACTACTAGAGAACAGACTAAATATAATCTAATCAACTTCTTGTTGACAGATCCAAGAGAAAGGCCTTTTAATCCTACTTTTGGAGCTGGTCTTAGAGCTAGGCTATTTGAACCAATAAACCAGGTTACTTTTGAAGATATAAAAGACTCGATCAGAACTCAGATAGAAGCTAACTTCCCAAATGTTCAAATAGTAACTCTTGACATAATTGGAAACCCTGACTATAACTCAATAAACATAAAATTTAGTTACAGACTACTAAGATCAAACGAAAATGATTCAGTTACGATGACAATTCAAAACGTATAAAAATGTTGAATCAAGTAGATATAAAATATCTTAATAAAGACTTTACGTCGTTCAGAAACGATTTGATCGAGTATGCTAGGTCGTACTATCCTACTGTCTATAATGACTTTACCCAAGCCTCTCCTGGTAGTATGTTTATTGAGATGGCTTCTTATGTAGGAGACGTACTTTCTTTCTATCTAGACAATCAGATCCAAGAAACATATCTACAATATTCTAAGCAGAAAGGTAATTTATATAGCATGGCTTATATGCTAGGTTACAGACCTAAAGTAACCTCAGCTGCTACAGTAATGCTAGATGTTTATCAACAAGTACCAGCCCAAAACTCAGCAGGTAATATTGTTCCTGACTTTACTTATGCTATGACTATTGAGCAAGGCATGCAAGTTAAGTCTAATGTGAATAGTTCTGTATTATTCTATGTACCACAAAAGATTGATTTTACAACATCATCATCATTAGATCCAACAACTGTAGAGGTTTATACTGTAAATGGATCTGGGGCTCCTACATCTTACTTATTAAAAAAGTCAGTTCAAGCAATATCTGGTCAAGTTAAAACCCAGACTTTCTCTTTTGGTGCTGCTCAACGTTTTACCACGATTAATTTACAAGACAATTCTATCATAACTATCCTTGAAGCTAAAGATGCTAATGGTAATACTTGGTATGAAGTGCCTTATCTTGCTCAAGATTACATTTTAAACCCAGTTCAGAATACAGCAGCCAACTACCCTAGTTTGTATCAATTCCAGAATCAGGTTCCATATATGATCCAAAAGCTGATTGTTCCTAGACGTTTTGTTTCTAGGTTCCGTATAGATGGATCATTAGATATAGAGTTTGGTTCTGGTATTAACGCTGTTGCTGATACTGCTATCATACCTAATCCAAATGCAGTTAGTGTTGGTTTAACAGGTGGTGGTTTAAGTACACTATCAAGCTCATTTGATCCAACTAATTTTGTAACTACTGAAACTTATGGTCTTGCTCCTAAGAATACTTCAATTACATTCCAGTATCTTGTAGGTGGCGGCGCTTCTGCAAACGTATTATCTAATCAATTAACTGAGATAGTATCGTATACTGTATCAGGAAATACAACTTATCAAAACACTATTGTTGTTAATAATACAGAACCAGCTGCTGGTGGAGGTGACGGAGATTCTGTTGAACAACTTAGATTTAATATAGCAGCACAATTTCCATCTCAGCTTCGTGCTGTAACTCAACAAGATTATTTGGCAAGAGTAATGTCTATGCCTTCTCAATATGGTGAAGTAGCAAAAGCCTACATAACAAAAGATGATGCTACTTTTAGAAACTATATGAACCAGTATTCAAGTCAAATGGATCCTCTTTCAGTTAGTTTATACATCCTTGGCTTAAACAGTGATGGACAATTGGATGTACCATCTCCTGCTATGCTACAAAATGTGCAAACATATTTGAAAGACTATCGTATGTTGACTGATGCTGTAAACATCAAACCGGCATATATTATAAACATTGCTTGTAATTTTGACATTATTATTAGACCTAATTACACTAGCCAAGACGTTATTGCAAGATCTATTTTAGCTTTACAAGATTATTTCAATGTAGATAATTGGCAAATTAATGAGCCTATTATTTTAGGAGACATATATTCAATACTAGATCAAATTGAAGGAGTTCAAACAGTAAAATCAGTTAATATTGTAAATAAAACAGGAGTTGCTAATGGCTATTCTAAGTATGCTTATGATATTCAAGCTGGTACTTTAGATGGCGTTATTTATCCTTCACTTGACCCGTCTATATTTGAAGTTAAATATCCTAAGCAAGATATTCAAGGTCGTGTTGTAACAATGTAAAAATAAAGAAATGGCCGTATATAAAATATTTGCTTCTGCTGACGCTACAATGTACTCTAAAGAGCCTGCTAGAAATACAGGCCTTGATGAGATATTAGAAGTTACTGTAAAAAACAGTGACACCCCTCTAAACTATTTTGTAGACCCAATTCCTACAGAGCCTCTACTACAAGATAATATTAGACGAACTCTTGTATTGTTTAGCGATTCAGATCTGGATAAAATTAAAAATCTTACAACAGGATCTTATCAAACCAACTTAAGATTATTTTTAGCCACAGCAGAAAACTTAACGACAACCTATGACTTATTAGTAGCACGAGCTTCTGGTAGTTGGACAATGGGAACTGGTAAACTTTCTGATCAACCAGAGACTAGAAACGGTGTAAACTGGTATAACACTGCATCATTTGTTTCAACTACTACTAACTGGCCAAACCCACAATACTATCTAACTCCTGGTGGAGGTTCTTGGACAGGTAGCTTTTTAAGCCAGTCATTTGGTTACAAAGATAACAAAGATATAGATATTAATGTTACACCAATAGTTAATTCTTGGTTTTCTGGATCTGCTAATGATGGGTTTATAATTAAACACCCTCAAGCAATTGAAAACAATCCTAATAGTTATATTGCACTTAGCTTCTTTTCAGTAGATACTCACACCATCTATCCTCCAACTCTTGAAATGAGGTGGGATGATAGTTCTTACTTAACAGGAAGCTTAGCAGTAATCAATAATACAAACACTGTAGTTACATTAGGTAATAATACAAACACCTACAAATACGGTACGGATAAATTCAAAATGAGAATTAACGCTAGAGACAAATATCCTACTAGAGTATTTACTACAGCTTCTTTATATACAACAAATAAAGCACTTCCTCGAACTTCTTATTGGGCACTTCAAGATGCCAAAACAGAAGATATGATAGTTAATTTTGACACTTCGTATACAAAGATTAGTTGTGATGCAACAAGTAGTTATTTTGATATGTATATGAATGGTCTTGAACCAGAAAGATATTATAAGGTACTTATCAGAACTGATTTACAAGATGGTGAATCTTGGGAAATAGATAATAATCTTATATTTAAAGTAGTTAGGTAATGGCAAATATAGATCTAGTAAAAGAAATATACGGTATCAATACATACACTAAAGCTGTTAGCACAGAATTTAGTGAATTGTTAACACCAGTAGTAGTAGATGAAGAGCCTACTATAACAGTAGATCAATTTTTTCAATATTATCAAGACTTATTTTTTGAAATACCGGTATCTGGATCTATTAACTCACACACATATCTTGTCGAACAAAGCCAACAATACATCGGAGGTTCAGTTATAGATGCAGAAAAACAAGCATTAATTGAAGAGATTAACTCACTTCGCCAACAACTTTTAGATTTGAACCAATCGTTTACTGATATTAATAGTCTTATATAATGGAATTAGTTAATATAACATACTCTGGCGAAGGTGTACAACCTGTTGAGTTAACGCCTCAAGATAGGGCGTTAGTTACTTCTAATTTCATTAATTCTAGCTTTGGACAAGATGGTGATTATTTAGAGCTGTATATCTATGATCAATCATCGCAACTTCTAGATGTTGACTATGATGCTTTTGATTATTATCCATTCTTACTAAACAATCCACAAAACAATACATATTCTGCCCTAACCCTTGATCCAGAAAGGGATTTAAAGAATAGAGGATTCAATAGAGGGAGTCTTACTGTGCAATATAACTTCTATAAGAAGTTGTTCAATTCTCAGTTTGGTACATTCTATTGGATTAAAGAAATATCACAAACAAGAACAGAATTAAAATTAGCATCTCAAGTATTAGCAGACGCTTCTATCAGAGATGGTTTTAATCAATATCAAGGTTATATTGCTACAAAGAATTATTTTCCAATTTTCTATCTTAACTTTGGTAATAATCAAGTTATTACTGCAAATAATGTAGCTTTAACAGAAGATGAAGAAGGAACTTATCTACTAATTAAACTCTATGAACCTTTACCTACAGAGTTTGACCTTAAAACACAACTTTGGATCGTAGATAAAGTAGCTGAGTCGGTTAGCTTTAATGTTGACATTCAAGTTCAAGTAGATCCACAGCAAGATATTAATGGTTTAAGAGGACCTAATTATAATGTAATAGTTAATACAAAAAACGGTCAAACAACACCTTACTATAACTACGATGCATTATTAGCAAGTCCTGTTACATCATCTTTTCAAAAATTACTAAGTTATTATCAAGATAGGTCTGTAGACATCAATGTAGACTATTCTAGCTTTAACAACTTTATACACTTCTCATCTGCAACAGAAAGGGTAAAAAACTTCGTATACAAGTTAGAATTAATTGAAACAGCAAGTATTGATTTAGCTGCGCAACAAGCTATTATAGGTGGATCTGGCACCGCTCCAATTGCCTCAGCTAGTATTGGTGCTATTCAATCAAGAATTGATAATATTATAAGAAACTTTGATATATACGAGTACTTCTTATACTTTAACTCATCTAGTTGGGCATGGCCTAAAAGAAATACGACTCAGCCATTTCAGTTATACTCAGTTTCTTCTTCTGAGGCTAGTAATTTCTTAGGTGGACCAAACACTATACCTACAGCAACTACGCAATCTCTTTTATTTAGTGCTTCTTATTATGATGCTACTAATAAAGACATATTAAGGAATTATATACCTCAATACATACTAGATGATTCGTCAAATGGAAGATACATTACTTTCATTGACATGATTGGTCAACACTTTGACAATATTTGGGTATACTATAAAGATGTATCTAATAGGTATAACGCTACAAATAATCCTGATACCGGTATATCATTAGACATCGTGGCTGACGCATTACGCGGCTTTGGTATGCAACTGTATACAAACACTAACGTATCAGATAACCTTTATTATACGTTGTTTGGTATCAACCAAGATGGTTCTCTACTTCCTCCAACTGGGTCTGAAATAATTACCAACTACGTTACTTCTAGTCTACAGACTTTAGCTGCCGCCACTATACAAGACGAGCTATATAAAAGACTTTATCACAACTTACCTTACTTACTTAAAACAAAAGGTACAGAAAGAGGAGTTAAAGCTCTAATCTCTACTTTCGGTATTCCAGAATCTATATTAACAGTAAGAGAGTTTGGAGGAAATCCTACCTCTTCTTTAGATGGTGTTATTGATCTAAACTCATCAGACTTTAAAGTATATATTGTAACTGGATCTAATGGAAATGTTACAGGTAGTTTAGAACTATCTTCTTCTCTTCTATCTCCATATACAACACTACAGTATTATACTAATAACAATAGATTAAATAGTACAAACTTAGAGATAGGATTCTCTCCTGCTGATGTAATTAATGCTAATATTACAGCGTCACAAGGTTTATTTAGCATCAACCAATTGATAGGATCTCCTGGTTATTTATACTCAGCATCTTATGAACCATTAGTTAGTGCTAGTAATGCTTACTTTGCAAGTTATACACAACCTAATAGTATTTGGGAATATGTTCGTTTGTTAAAGTTCTACAACAACTCTCTATTTAAACTAGTTAAAGATTTTGTTCCAGCAAGAGCAAATGTTTCTACTGGCATCATTATCAAATCTCACATGTTAGAGAGGAATAAGTATCCTCGTCACGAGCCGTCTATGTCATTCAATGACTATTCACAGTCAATTGATATGTTAACTGTAGATGCTGGACCTGGTGGTGCTATCTCTGGATCTGCTTATTGGGCTGGATTTGTAACAACTCCTTTAGGACCGGCTTCATATACTAGCTCACAAAATATTGAACTATACAACGGTGAATTTAGTGGGTCTAAGATAGTAGCTAGTGATGGAGAGGCTTTTAACCAAAAAGAGCCATCTAACTTACCAGGGACTGGTTCAGGTTTTATTGAAGTAAACTTAGGAGCACTCTATCAAAATATAACTGCATCTGTTAGATCTGTTGATTTGTTTGATCTTGACTACAATTCAGATCAATTAATACCAGTAAACTATGGTATAGTAACACAGTCTATTAGTGCGTCTCAAGTAAATAATTACGCAACATATACGAATCCTAATAGTCCGTACGCTCAAGTACAAGACTATAACTATAATTTGGAAAGGTCTGTAATACCAAGGTATAGAGGATCAAAAACAATAAGTGCGCAATATAATACAGAAAGCCCTGCTAATATTTCATATGGTGATACTGCTGCTATTGATAAAATCAAATATCAATATGCATATCTCGTAGACATTTATTCTGCATCATTATTCTTACCAAATAGGTCCAATGCTCAAATTAAATATGTTATTGATAACAATCAAAACGTACTTGATTTAACTAAAGCAAACAAGAATATATTTACTGTTCAAAACTTGTATAAGTCTCAAGAGACTACTAATATATCTCTATTTGATTATGATGAATCAAATCCATACACGCAACAATTAGCCAATAATCCAGATCTAGAAATATATGAAGGCGGTTGGAGATACCTTCCTATCTTACATAATCTTAGTGGATCAGCAACAAACCAAATATTTAAGTTAAATACACCTGAGCGTGTTACAATCACTCAAGGATCTGGTTTATCACCATCATCTGGTTATTTAGATCCAGCAAATTGGAGCCTTTTTTGGTGGGTTGAAGAAACACAGACAGAATCAGGTGTAAGGTGTGGTGGAACTAGTGATTATATATTTTTTATTTCTGCTTCTTATACAGGAACTCCTGGAACACACCCTAGAACCT